GCCAATAAAACTTGAGAGAAAGAAATTATATCCTGAGAATTGGGATAAAATATCTCGGCTTCTTAGAGAAAAAGCTAATTGGAAATGTGAGCTATGCGGAGCTGATAACGGCTTCCCTCATCCGGTTACCGGTTCGGAAGTGGTGCTGACCGTTCATCATATAAACGATGACCCGACTGATAATCGAAAAATCAACCTGATTGTTTTGTGTCAGAGATGTCATAACCGACTTGATATGCCATTTAGGAGAAAGAAAAAAAAGAAAAAGAATGAATTATTTAGGGAGATTAAATAATGGACGCTAAAACTTTAAAAGCACTCAAGGGCTCAATTAAGAAATGGGAAAAGATTGTGGAGGGGACTGGGGTTGACAAAGGAGAGGATAATTGTCCACTCTGTAAGATATGTGGATGGAATTGCAAAGATTGTCCTGTGGTGATGATAGGAGGGGCTAAGGAGGGTTGTCGTGGTAGTCCATATTCAGATTGGAGAGAGCATCAATCTGAAGAACATTGGGAGAAAGAAGAATCTAAAGTCTACTGTCTCACCTGCAAAGAGCTTGCCCAGAAAGAGCTGGACTTCCTGCGAAGCCTGTTACCAAAGGAGGGTAATGAGGGTCTCAAAGTGCTGTAGATCTAAAGTCTCGGAAGATGTTATTGGGATACAAGAAGTATTCCCTGGGCATTGGGTATACAGCTATAGATTCTTTTGCTCTAAATGCCATAAATCCTGCGAGGTGATTAATTTACCTAATAGGGAAAAGGAGGAAAGTAATGAGCATAAAGCTTGCAATAAGGATATGTGATTATGGAGATGCTGCTCACGTAGGTGGGGGAAGATAAGGTAATGACCTATGTGGTTGAAGTCGAAAACCCCGAATTAGAAGCACTTTTATCTCCATTTCTGAAAGACCAACAACAGTGGCAATCATATTGTATAAGTTTAGTTAAAGAGAGGAGCGGGAAAAATGACTAAAAAACATTACATCACACAATGGGAAAAATGGGTGGAGCTTTGCAAAGAAGCTAACGAAAATCCTTATGAAACTGCGGATATAGGGGTAGGCTTAGGTGGTGGAGACTGCATAATGTTCATTTACTCTGGCGAATATCCAGAAAAGGAGGAAAGTAATGAAAGAGCTAAGTAAAGAGGAGCTTTGGGATGAATGTGCTCTAGCTTTTAATATAGCATTGGAAAAAGCAAGCCGGGCATATCATTGGCGATACGAGAGAATTCATCAAGCTAAAAAACAAATCCGCCACCTAATAGAAAATCAGCCTGAAGTAGATGTGGAGTTTATCAGGAAATATGTAGATAAATTTGGATATTATACCTTCCATTATTCTTTTACAATTTTAAGAAAGATGCTCCACGAAGCAGGGGTGAAGATAAAGGGGGGTAGCAATGAAAGCGTTAAGTAAAGAGGAACTTTTAGAATGGTTTGACAAGCAAATACTTGACCCAGTTCATAAATGCGTTTGGGGCACAGAAAGAGATAGGCAAGCTTATCGCCAAATCCGCCAGCTAATAGAAAAGCAACCAAAAGCAGAGGTAAGGGCAAAGAAGGAAAGCAATGAAAGTAAATAAATGGTGGATAACATTTTCTCAAGAAAGATTAAGGCGAATTAAAAAAGCAAGGAATATTTTAGCCAGAGAAATTAAAGAATGCCAGCATGATAATCGGGATACAAAAATGTTAGAAGAAGCAATTGAAATAATAGATACAGTAATAAGTTTTAATAAAGGGAGCTTAAGCAATGAAAGAGCTAAGTAAAGAAATGGGAATGCTCGAAAGCGATAGATGTCAATTTTGTGGTGAATTTGGTAAAAAAGTTGAGCCATTCTTATGTGATAAGTGTAAACGAAAGATATTTGATTGGAAGGGGTGGGTAATAGAAAACCAGCCAAAAAATATTAAAGCTGAAGAATTAGCAAGGACTTTCCATAAAGAATACGAAAAGCTTGCTTCTCGATTTAATTATGAAACCAGAAAAGAAACCAAAGGAGATTGGGAAAACCTTCCTAATAATAATAAACAACTAATGATTGCAGTAGCCGAAGCAGTTATGGATAAATATTTTAAAGGCCAGATTGCCAAGAAGAGAATAAGGAATGAGTAAGAAGAGCAGAAGGCGTGGCAAAGAGCTTGAGCGGTTCATTGCAGCCGATCTAGGTGGCCGACGGCTCGGAATACTAGGCAAAGAAGATGTGCGGTACAAGAATTACGTGATCGAATGCAAGGAAAGAAAGGAGTTGCCACGGATGCTAAAAAAGGGAATTGAGCAGGCATTAAAGAACTGTGGCGAAGGCGATATCCCTGTCTTTATCCAGCATGAGCTACATCAGCCGCACGACTTGGACCTGGTTACTATGTATTATCTGGATTGGAAGAAGCTTGCTTTGGGAGATCTAAATAAATCTAGAAAAGAAGGAGGGCATAATGAATGAAAAAATTATTAATATTTTGTCAGCTATATTTAGGACAACTGTCTGTATTATTGGAGTCACCTTGTTTATGGTTGTGCTTATAATTTTATTCCCCTTCCTTGCCTTAGCCAAACTGTATGAGAAGCTTCAACCAAGGAATACGCTATGGCTGTAGAAAAATTCAGCAAAACAGGTCTGACACTCTTGATGCTGGTGATAGGCTTTTTCATAGGCTTAGCCGCTGGCTTCATCGGTGCGTATCATGGTTCTAATTATTGGTACAATGAACTTAGAAAAGAGAACAAGCAGCTTGAGACAAAAATTTATCAGCTCGAACAGGAGAAGCTAGAAGCACTTGAAAGAGCTATAAGAATATATCAGCAAGACTTAGAGGGCATTTGGCCAAAGGAGGAGTGATGAGAACAGCGTGGAAAGTATTTAGAAAAGGCTATTATGGGAGGTTGATTAGCGTGGTTGCTTATGGAAAAGCTCTAATTAGATATGAAAGAGGGGCCAAGAATTACGCCCCAAGATGGCTAAGGAAAAAAGGCTATCACCCATTAGTTTTTAAGAGGAAGAAGGATGCAGTTTTTTTTGCACGATATGGAGGCGAGGACCTTATCATTGAAAAGGTCGAAATAGGGAAAAAAGTTACTCTTCCCCCAGTATGTAGCACAGAAGGACTAGGGTCTGGTGAGATTGTGACCCACCATCGCCTTGATAAATGGCCAGAGGGTACGATGATGGTTAAATGGGTAAAACCACTTACTGAGGTGGAAAAATGAAATATAAGAAAAAAAAATTAAAAAACATTTTGAAAGAACACAAAAAATGGCTGGAAGGCAGGGGAGGAAAAAGGGCCAACTTTGCAATGGCCGAGCTCTATGGAATAAACTTCAAGGAAGCAAACCTTCAATTGGCTATTTTTTTTAGAGCAAATTTAAGTGCAGCGGACCTTTCTGGAGCGAATCTCCAAGAGGCTAATCTCCGAGGGGCTAACCTTAAGGCGGCAAATCTCAAAGGAGCAAACCTCCAGGGGGCTGACCTTCGGGAATCTAAACTCTGGTGGACTAACTTTGAGCGGGCCGACTTAACAGGCGCTAAATTTGAATGGGCCGATGCCAGGTGGGCTAACTTCTCAGGAGCACGAATCGAAAATACAACAGGGATCATCCCGGATCTATACATTCTCCGAATGCAACAACCAGACATAAAGCTCAGAGCATGGAAATATCTTTATAATGGGAAATCTCCATTTCAGGGAGCAAAATATGAAGTAGGAAAGACATACACAGAGCAGAATTATTCAAGAGATGAAAGAAACCAATGCGACAGAGGACTCAATGTATCAACCCTCGAATGGTGCCTTCGACATTCACCTGGCTACAAAAACGAATTCATAGAAGTAGAATTCCAGGCTAAAGATATCATAGCCGTCCCTTTCGCAACTGATGGAAAGTTTAGAGTTAAAAAGTTCAGAGTGCTCAGGAAGATAAGTAGAAGGGAAGCAGAAAAAATTATAAACAATTTCCTTAAAGCCTGTAGACTTATGAGACAAAAAAAGTGAGGCCCTGAAAGCGTATGGCTGGAGGAAGAGAATGAGAACAGCGTGGAAAATATTCAGAAAAGACCATTCCGGAAGGCTGCTAAGTGTGGTTGCTTATGGAAGGGCTCTAATTAGATATGAAAGAGGGGCCAAGAATTATGCCCCAGGATGGCTAAGGAAAGAAGGCTACCACCCATTAGTTTTTAAAAGGAAAAAGGATGCGGTTTTTTTTGCACGATATGGAGGCAAGAGTACCACTATTGAAAAGGTCGAAGTAGGAGGAAAACTCCTTCTTCCTCCAATACGTAACATAATGGGATTAGGGGCCGGTAAGATCGTGGCTTCTCACTTTGATAAATGGCCCCAAGGTACGATGATGGTTAAGTGGGTACGGCCATTCAAAGAAACAGAAAAAAAGGGAGATTAAAATGAAGATACTAGTCGCACTTAGCTTATTATTTCTCATAGCTTGGACATGGCTCTGTATCTCCAAGATGGAAGATGACATGGAGCTAAGGCTGTGGAGAAAGAAAAGAAAAAAATAAATACTTAAGAAAGGAGGTGAACCATGGGACTAGAAGCAATCGTTGCTTTAGTTGTTGCTCTGACTCAGACAATAAAGAGCTGGCTCAAGAACTGGTTCAATATCTCAGATGAGAACTGGTGTGGTTGGTATTCAGTACTGCTGTCATTTTTCGTTGCTCTTGGTGTTACTATCTACTCAGCTCTGAAGACAGGCTATGGCCTAAACTTCAATGTGTTCTTGGTAGCAGTAGCAGCCTGGGCACTAGCAAATGGTGCTAAGAAAGTGCTGAACTCAGTCAGAAAGTCAGAGTAAACAAACTTGGAGATAAGGGTTAGGGGTGGGCGAAAAAAAGGAAGGAGAAGTAACTATGAACAAAAATCATGATAATGACGCATTTTTGTTTTTGGCTAGAGCTTTGAATTTTGTACAAAAAGAGAGGGTAGCCGCACAAGTAAGAAAGAGTCATTTAGAAAAGAATAAGAAGATCTGCGATTTAACAGAGGGAATCTTAAAAAGAGCAGTAGATTTTGAAGACTGGTTAAACCAAGAGATGAAACAAATAGTCAAAGAACATCCAGCGAATCATTGGTTTTCGAATGTAAAGGGAGTTGGAGATTTGAATATTGGTAAAGTGCTAGCTTATATTGACATTAAGGAAGCATCAACGATTTCCAAACTCTGGCGCTATGCAGGATTTGGATGTATAAACGGGGCAGCAGAAAGAAGGGCAAAGGGTGAAAAACTACACTTTAATAAGGCATTAAAATCAATGTGTTGGAGATTGGGAAAAAGTTTAATTCGAGCAAAGGGTAAATATTACGAATTTTATAAAAGTGAGAAAGAAAGATTGTTAAAAAGAGAGAAAGAGAAGGGTAGAAAAATAGTGCCTTCAAACAAGTTGCCAGTGAAAAAAGGTAAGCATATTGAGACAAATGAATATATTGGTTTAGGACATATTGACATGATGGCTCTTCGAAAAACTATAAAATTGTTTTTATCCCATTTATGGTTAGTTTGGAGGGAAGCCGAAAAACTACCAATTACAAAGCCGTATGCTCATGTTATATTGAAACACTCAAATATTATAAACCCTTTAGAAATGGTTGAAAAATAATCATCTTGACAAACTGCTTATCTTAATTTAAAATCTAAATGATGATAGATAAAGATATTATTTGGAGTGCAGGCTTTTTTGAAGGAGAAGGATGTGTCTATATTCATAAGAAAAAACAGAAGACAAAAACATATTATTCATTATTGATTTCAATAAGCAACACCCGCAGAGAGCTTATAGATTTTTTTAAGCAGAAATTTGGAGGCTATATTTATGACTGTACCGAGAAACGCCCAAATAGAAAGAAATGTTATTGTTTTTTATTATATGGTGACCGAGCAGCAGAATTTTTGGAATTAGTATTTCCATATTTAAAAAGTAAAAAGAAAGAAGCTACATTAGGCATAGAGTTACAAAAATTAAAATACAGCGAGAATCGATGGAGAAAAGGATTAAGAGGCTCACTTCCTTTTTCTGAAAAAGATATTGAAAACCGAGAAAAGATTTATCAAGAATTAAAGGTCTTGAATAAAAGAGGAACCAAATAAGCAATGAGCGAGCCACTTCTCCTGAGAACCCCACAGGAAGAGAGCGAGCCAAATTTAGCGAGAAGCCCATTACTTGGAGGCGAGCCATAAGTCCTAGAGAAACTCACTATATTCAAGCGAGCCACTATAGAAAAGAAGCCCATGTCAAGCGAGCGAGCCAAGGGATCTGAGAAATCCAGTGATCCTGAGCGAGCCAGGGCAGATGAGAAACCCCAATAGAGCTGAGCGAGCCAACTAAGAGGAGAAGCCCAGAATACGGGAGCGAGCCAACGCTCAGGAGAGACCCAGAATAAATGAGCGTCTTTCCCAAAATTGAAGACAGAAAGAGGAAGAAATGGCAAAGATAAAATTTTACGTAATAAGCTGCTCAGCAATGGGCAACATAGATGTAAGAAAACTATATGTTTGGGGTGAGTGGCGTCATAAGAGCTGGCTGCCTCTTACCGAACATGAGGCAAGGAAAAGAATAAAGCTATGCAAAAAAAAGCATGGCTGCGAAACTTGCGATGCTGAGGTTCACAAAGTAATAATAGAGAGAAAGAAAAAAACATATAAGCATCTATGACGAAACTCACTTGACAAATACACCATTGGCCTAGTATTTTACTCTTAGGCCGATGGCATCTACCGAACCAACCAAAATAGAGAATCTCAGAAAAAAAGCTATTAAATATTTATGGCATTGGTTAGGGACTCCTTATTCATGGGGAGGCCAGGACTTCTCGTCGTTTGACTGCTCGGGGTTGATACATGAGGTGCTGCAATCAGTCGGACTTGAAGAACATAACTTTGACTCAACCGCACACGACTTATATCTAAAATTCATCGACTACAAGGTAGAGAATCCGTATGCGGGGTGTCTTGTCTTTTGGTTTAGAGATGGTAGAGCTGTTCATGTAGAGATGCTTATTGACGATTCATTGGTTATCGGTGCATCAGGTGGCGGTTCATCTGTCAAAACATTAAAAGATGCCATCAGACAAAATGCCTTTGTCAAGATGCGTCCGCTTCACTACAGAGGTGAAAACTTCAAAATAATAGACCCATTTCTGAGTTTACTGAAATGAAAGAGACAATTAAGTTTCTTTTAGAGCTGCTCAAGCTGGGCAAGAAGCTCATATCAATTTACAGAAAAGAGAAAAATGCAAGAAAAAAGAGGAAAATCAGGCAGGCTATTGCTGAGCGTGATATTGACGCTCTGCGTCATCTCATTCTTGGCAAGTAGCTGTCATTACGAGCCATCGCTTTACCCTGTGAGGGATGTGCTGCATCCCAGTGAGGATGTGAAGATCATCGCAGTAACAGAAGACGGCAGCATACTGGTAAATGAAGCATTCATCCTATGGGTAGAAGATTTAAAACTTGAGATAATAAGGCTTAGAAGAGAGCTAGAAAAATGCAAAGAGGAGGACTAATATGTCGTATGAACCGACGACTTTCTATGGACTTATTGGTTTAGTAATTATCAACTTATCAGCAATTATCAATTCAGTTCTAAAAGAGAGAAAGAGAAACAGGAGCCAAAAGAAAAATGGTGCATCCATTGAAGAAGTCAAGTCACTCACAAAAAATATTGATACAAAAGTCGATAACTTGAACATCAATATGGCAAAGCTTACAACTGAGGTTAAGGGCATCAAGAACAACTGCAAACAGACGACAAGAAGGTTTGAGAAAAGCATCAACGAGAACAGAAGGGATATTCTTGAAGTCGTGAAAGCGGCAAAAAAATCATAAGGTAACCAAGAGATGCTAAAAGAGCCAGAATTTAGAAAGGTGAAGTTTGGACAAATTAAACCATGGGACAAGAATCCCAGAAATATCAAGAAAGAGAGGCTGGAGAGACTTGCAAAGAGCATCAGAGACAAAGGGCTGTTTCAGACTCTGACATGTTGGCAAGAGGGCTCTTTCTACATTACTGGAGGTGGCAACATGCGGTGGCAGGCGATGAAGCATATACTGAAGTGGCCGGATGATAGAGAAGTATGGATAAGTGTCAACTTTCCAGAGAGCGAGAAAGAGAAGATTGAGCTCTCTCTGCTTGATAATATGAGGTTTGGCCAGTACATTGAGCAAGAGCTGGCTGAACTGGCTTACCCTTACATTGAGGAGATTGAGCTTGAAGAGTTCGATATAGACTTGAAAGAGCCGGTTAATCTCAAGAGTATTATTGAAGACTTCGGGCCCGACTTGGATGGTGAAGAAGAAAACAGTAACAAGAACAATGAGTATATAATTTGTCCTAAGTGTGGATTCAAATGGAGAGAGGGAGAATACTAAGTTATAAGACTAAGTCTCTATTCATAGAACTTAACTATGTAGACATATAGCTATATACTAAGTAAGAGGGTAACAATGACTAACAATAAGCAAAAGACAAACAAAGGTGGTAGACCATCGGTATTCAAAGAAGAGTACATAGAAGAGACTAGGAAGCTAGCCACTCTTGGTGTTAATGAAGAAGACATTGCCTGGTACTTTGGTATCCATCCTAATACATTCAAAAACTGGAAGAAAAAACATCTCAAGTTATTAGCTGCATTAAAAAAGGGTAAAGCTGATAGAAACGTCAGCTTAATGAAGGCAATGTTTGAGAATGCAACAAAAAGGCATAATGCATCAGTCCAGATATTTTTGGCCAAGAACTGGCTTGGAATGACAGACCGTCAGGAGCTGCTTCATACTGGAGATGAGAAAAAACCTGTAAGGCTGGTGCTTGAAGATTACAAAAATAACAATAACAACAATGCAAACTCAAAGAGTTAGGTACAAAGAAGTCCATCTGCTCCCTCATCAGGCAGCGGCCTTAAGAAGCAAGAGCAGGTTCACCGGCCTGATAGGTGGAACAGGCGGCGGAAAGACCTGGCTTATACCATGGTGGCTGTTTGCTGAGGTAGAGAAGTATCCGAGAGATGAATATATTGTCGTAGCCCCCACCTATAAGCTGCTCACTAGGACAACTGTGCCGATAATTAGGGATGCATACAGAGACACAGATCTAGAGGGTGAGTACAGGCCAAGCTATAATGTCTACCTGCTGCCGACAGGCGGTAAGATATGGTTCGGTACTGCTGATAGGCCAGAGTCGCTGGAGGCTGGCCAATACAGAGCAGCATGCCTTGATGAAGCAGGCCAGATGAAATACATGGCATGGGTAGCGATCCAGGCACGGCTCGGCATGAAAGAGGGTAGGGCGCTGCTCACTACAACGCCGTACGGTCTGAACTGGCTGTACCATGAGTTCTACCTGCGCTGGAAGAAAGGCGACCCGAACTATACAGTGATAAACTTCACATCAATAGACAACCCGTACTATCCTGCCAGGGAGTATGAAAGAGCAAAAAGAGACTTATCAGAGAGACTGTTTGATATGAGATACAAGGGGCAGTTCAGAAAGATGGAAGGCCTTGTCTATCCGGACTTTGACTCAAACAATATTGTTGAGGAAGAGTTTAGCATACCTGAAGATTGGTTCAAACTCGGGGGTACTGACTTCGGCTTCAACAATCCTCATGCCAATCTGAAAGGCGCTCTCTCTCCGGATGATGTGCTCTATATCTATGATGAGCTCTATGTCTCTCATACACTGCTCAAAGATATATCAAAGCACATGAAAGACATTACTTACTTTGGTGACCCGAGCGGTAAGAGAGAGATTGAAGAACTCAGAAGCATGGGCATTGATATCCACAGCGGTGACAATGATATCCAAAAAGGCATTGAGGCTGTCAATGCAAGGATCAGAACAAACAGGCTCAAGGTATTCAAGAGCAAGTGCCCGAATCTGCTTGATGAAATTGAGACCTATCACTACCAGACTGGCACAGAGAAGCCGTACAAAGAGAATGACCATGCCGTAGATGCGTTGAGACAGCTTGTTCTTGCGCTTGATAGAAGAAGGCACAAGCGCGGCAGGGTGTATTTTACTGGCCTGGATAGAAGAAAAAAGAAAGAAGCGAAGCTTGAGCAAAAGAGAAAGGAGGTGACACATGTCAGAAAAGGCAAAGTCTACTGCCCATGGTGAAAAGAAGTTTGGTAAAGTTTACTACTTGAAGACAAGTAAGGGACTGTTTCCACTCTCAGGAGGCAAGGTTTCTTTCAGAGAAGGGGCTGAAGCCGCTGCCATTCGATGTGAATGGGCTTCTTGCGCTGCAGGAGAACTGCTCATACTTTGACTCTTGTGTCAGACAGATCGCAAAAGACGTTGTCGGGCAGGGTTGGGTCCTTGTTGAAGCGGCTGAAGAAGCGAATGAGAAAGAGATTGAAGAGCAGAAAAAGAAGGCAAGAGAGTTTCTTGAAGACCCGAATGAAGAGCAGGAAGAAGCAATTGAAGACATTATTGAAAAGTGCATTGTTGACTGGGGGGTCGTCGGCTGGTTCATAATTGAGGTGAGCAGAGATCCTGTGACAAAAGAAGTCAACGGGCTCTGGCACATCCCCGCACATACTATCAGAGTACACAAAAGCAAAGAGCTGTTCTGTCAGGTAAGGAACGGCAAGTACCGCTGGTTCAAGCAGATCGGACTAGAGAAAAACTTTGATGCTGACACAGGTAAGGAAGTTTCAGCAAAAGCAGGCAATCTTGCTAATGAAATAATCTATTACAAAAACTACTACCCCCGAAGCTCCTACTACGGCGCTCCAAACATACTCGGTGCAGTTGGAGCAGCTAGGGGGCTGATAAGTGTCCGAGACTACAACTTGTCATTCTTTGACAACTACGGCGTGCCCGCTGCTTTGGTGACGCTTGAAGGCGACTGGGAAGAGAACTCAATGAAGTACATCAACGATTTCCTTGACGTAGAGATCAAAGGCTCCAGCAATGCCCATAAGACTCTTGTGCTGGAGCTACCGTCAGGCGGTTCACTGACCTGGAAGCCGCTATCAGTTGATGTGAAAGAGAGTTCATTCAATCTGTATTACAAGCAGTCGAGAGATGAAGTTTTGAGTTCCTATAAGATGCCAATGTATCGTATCGGAATTTCAGAAACTGGCAGTCTGGGCGGCTCAACAGCCAGAGAGTCTACGGCCATTTATATCAACTCTACGGTTGCGCCACTACAGAAGGGAGTGAACAGAATAATCACAAAGAGCATTCTGCATAAGGGGCTCAACTGTGAGCGCATAAATTTTCAGTTCAACAAGATCGATACAAGAGACCTAGATTCAGAGGTGAAGCGCTGGCAGACTCTCTTCAGCCTCGGGGCTATCAATGCTAATTACATCAGAGACAAGCTGAACTTGGAGAAGGTAGATCATGGTGATGATTACTATATCGCAGCTACATACTTGCCTATTGGTGAAGAGAGTATCACTAGAAGAGAAGCGTCTATTGAGGAATTGAATGCAAAAATAAATGAGATAATTGAGGAGTATAAAAAATCAAAGAAAGGAGAATGATATGCCATTAATAATCTATTTTAGAGAGCCAAACATTTCATTGATTGTCAAGGGTAAGCTTGACTCAAAGAGAAAGAAAGCTCTCACCCAAGCGCTCGGCCAAATGCTGGAGTTTGAGAGCATTGAGGGCAGCCACAGGATACTCATACCAGTAAATGATGACAAGAACATCACCTACATCAGCACCATGACTGATGAAGAGTTTGAAGACTTGAAGAGACAGAGAGAAGCGCAGAGAGCAAGAAAAGCAAGCATTATCGAAAGGCCGCAGATGGTTATTCCGGCCACAAAGAAGCGGCACTGAAAAAAAAGATGCAGGTTTTAGAAAGATTGAGAGACTCAATGAAAGATGTGGTGCAGAAGTCTAGAAAGAGAACATACACAAATACCAAGAGGCTCAGGCGATTGAATGAGAGAAAGCTCACACCGAAAGTGAATGAGTTCATGAGGTACATGAGAAAGCAGCTACAGAGAGGTCTTACAAGAGTGAGAGCAAGAAAACCGAAGACATTTGTTGAGCAGCTTGCTGATTGGGATGCTATCATAGAAGAAGGCCAGCGCATCCTGAAGCCGGAGCTGCTGAAGATTCTAGCAGAGGGCGGTAAGGCTGTGGTAGAGAGGAAGATAATCAAGCAGGAAGCAGAGCCACGCTTCGACATTCTCGGCATCCCAGCAGTCAAATGGGCTGAGAAGCATACAGCAAAGCTTGTGACTGAAGTAATTGAAGAGACGAAGCAAGCTATAAGGCAGGAGGTCAAGGCAGGCATCGACTACGGCAAGAGCATCCAGAAGATTGCAAAAGAGCTGCGGCCGATTGTCGGGCTCACATCTCGGCAAGCAGGAGCTGTTGCTAAATACAGAATATTATTAGAAGAGCAAGCATTACCTCAGCAGAAGATTGCTTCACTAGTAGAGAGATATGCAAACAGACTACACAAGTTCAGAACTCAGATGATTGCAAGAACAGAGACAGCATCAGCTCTCAGTGAAGGCACACTGCAAGGCTTTGAGCAAATAGGCATCAAGAGAGTCAGGGGCGTAGCAGATGAAGAGGCTTGTGAGTATTGTCTTGAGAATATAGATGGCAAAGTCTACACTATCGATGAAGCTTCTGGCTTGATACCAGCTCACCCTCAGTGTTTACCGGGGAACTCTCTTGTACTGCCAAACAGCAAAATCACAGGCTTTAGCAGGCGGTGGTATGAAGGCTATATGGTCACTATCTACACCGAATCAGGGAAAAGCCTGAGTGCAACTCCTAATCATCCGATACTAAATGAAGAAGGCTGGATTCCTATTAGTGATTTAAATCTTGGTGATTATGTCTACTGCAAAGATGAAAACCGAGATCCTAAGCAGATATCGATTGGAAAAATCGTAGAATCAGTTTTTAAGAAGAAAAAACTCATAATCATTCCTCAAAAGCAAAATTGGTTTCATGGGGATGGCACAGAGGGTAAGATGCTGTTCATTTATCATTCCCCTAACTCTCCTAAAAGATCTAAGCAGAAAAGAAAAAAGTTATCGAGAGCTGACATAATAAGACAAGAAGGGTTAATAAAGGACAGGATCGTCAATAAAGAGTGGGTCGGTTTTGCTGGTCATGTATACAATTTAGAAACTGAAGGCAATTACTATATTGCTAATGGAATTGCAAGCCATAATTGCGAGTGTGCTTGGGTTGCAGAGTCATGATGGGTAAAAATGGAGATAGCCGAGAAGTCGTGTCCGAGATGCAAAAGTAAGATGATAGTACTGCCTGCATGCTGTGCAATACGCCGCAAGGGCTTTAAGAAGATGCTCAAGTGTCCACGCTCTGGATGTGGACATAAAGAGGGCTACAAGGAGAGCAAGCAATGAGAATAGAAGAGATAACAGCGAACAAATTGAAAGAAGCGCCCGACAGAGAGCTGTACAGCTTGAGGCTCAGGTTCGTACAGCTGTACAACAAGAACTTCAAAGGCAACAGAAATACAAGAGCCGGCATGTTGAGCCGCAGTGACTTTCTGCAAAAGTACAAGCTGCTGGTGAAAGAGATGAAGGATAGAAATCTTACTCATGCAAAAGTCACTGATATCGATGTTGAGGTATTCAGGAAAGCGATGTTCGGTGGCCTAGATGTCAGCACTCTTGGTGATATTGTCATTGTAGAGAACTACCTTGCGATAGCTGGCTCATTTGTTAAGTCACCGACTGAAGCGAATGATATTGATATCATAGTCAGAGACAGCGCTTCAAACAGAGATGAAGGGCTTGAGCTCAAAGTCGGCAGGCTCTTGGAGAAAGAGACTAAGAAGCTGCCTCATTTCGTCTACTCTCCGAGAGGGCCGCACAGCTCATATATCCCGCTTTTTGATCTGGTGCTGAGAAGCAGAGAAGAGACAAAGAGGGTCAAGGTCAAAGAGAGTCAGAAGATAGAGAAGCAGTCAGCCGAATACTTCGCAGCGCTCGACAACTGGGATGAAGCTCTTCTCTTTGATAACTATGAGGTAGTCAAGCGACTTGCTGACGGTTCAGTGCTTGACTTGGGCTGTGGCACAGGGAGGCTGTTGAAGCTGCTGGAGCAGTCAGGTAGAAAGGTGGGTGGTGTCGATAACAGCGATGAGGCATTAGGATTCTGTAAAAAGAAAGCGCTGCAGGTCATCAAGCTAGACTTAGAGAAAGAGAGGCTGCCGTTCGACGATGAGAGCTGGGACAATGTTATCTCTGTCCACTCTCTTGAGCATATCAAAAACACAGACAATGTGATCAATGAAGCTGTGAGAGTCAGCAAGAAAAAGGCTGTGATTCTCGTACCGCTTGGTAAGAGGCAGGATTTCACTCATATCCATGAATTCAAAAAGATTGATGACTTCAAGAAGCTATTCAAAGGCGATGGCTTTTCTTTCACCTACCTTGATGACACAAACACTGCGATTGCTGAATTAGATAAAGAGAAGCTGAAGAAAGTAGCACTTACACCGATGGGGAGCTTTGACCCACCAAAGCCAACGATGTCGGGACTCACTGAAGCATTCTCGGTTGAAGAAATCTGGAACTGGGCAAAAGACAGAGAGCTTGTTGCAGAGCCTAAATTGAATGGCATCAGAGTCGTGCTCTGCAAGCAGGGAGATAGAGTCAAGATACTTACAGAGAATAGAAAAGACAGGTCAAAGAGTTTCCCTCAAATCATAGAGCAACTGAAGAAGATAAAAGACGACTTCATTCTTGACAGCTCAATGGGCATAGAAAGAGGGGGAAAGCCGTTGCCGAGAATTAAGCTGATGACATTGATGTCAGAGAAGCCACAGCTTGAGGAGGATGACGTAGTTGTGTTCACTGTATTTGATCTGCCGTACTTGAATGAAGATTTACATGAGAAGCCGTTCATTGAGAGGCGGAAGAAGCTTGAGTCTTTCTATAATCAATATCTGAAAAAGTCTAAGAACTTTGATATCACAGAGTACAAGAGGGTAAACAACAGAGCAGAGCTTGAGGCTGCATTTAGAAAATTTGCCAAGTATCCTCAGTCAGAGGGGATAGTCATCAAAGATATTAACAGCACTTGGTCAACTACCGGCAGAGAGTCCGGCTGGGCCAAGCTCAAGGTCGAGGCTGAGATTAAGGTTATTGTGCTGAAGGTGCATAAAGTCAAAGACGGCTATAACTATCACTGCGGTGTGCTGAAAGGTGACTCAGACTTCAAGAACATTGTCAGGGTCGGTGACATGGAAGTAGTAGAGCTCGGCAAGACTTACAACACAAAGCTCAAAGCAAGAGTCGGTGACATCCTCACAGTTGCAGTTGAGGAAATAATACCAGATGATGAGCTCTCATGGCTTGGCGCAAGAGTAGTTGATATCGATACTGAGAGGAAAGAGCCGTACTTTGCGAATCAAGTCATCACCATAGCAAGAAATGCAAACATACTACAGAAAGGAGAGTTCATCTGTGAATGTATAGAATGCGGTCATATAGAAGAAACTAACACTCACTGCAAAGAACTTAAATGTCCTGAATGCGGTGGTCAGATGCGTCGGAAAGAGAGGCCTGGGCCCGGGCAGCCAGCAGCCAAAGCAGATGATGAAGGCACAGTCGGTCAGTACGGCAACATTGATTTCAAGCTCGGTGACAAAGGCCGTGGCGTAGCGCAGCTCCACATCATGGGCTTGAAGGAAGAAGAGGCGCAGAAGCTTAAAGCTAATGAGAGCAGAGTTCTGATGGCAAGAGCTGATATTAGAAAGCTGCAGAGTGTATTGAAGTCACTCATTGGTGAGCAGGGCGCTCACATAGACATCAGGCTGCAGAGATCAGGTGACAAGTACTGGGAAGGCGGCGAGATAATGATCGGAAATATCAGCGGTCTGACAAAGCTGATGCAGAAGGGGAGAAAGCTGCGGTTCGGTTGGAAGCAGCCTAGAGTTGAAGAGCCTAAGATATCAGTGATAAGGGGGCCGATGTCATGGTTTGAAGCAGGCTCAAGAAGCATCAAGCTTTTCGAGCCAGGCGAGATCGGAGCGACCGCTAATATGTACGCTGCGATGATAAGGATAGACTCATTCAACTGGGAGCTGTACAAAGCCGACGAGCATGCAAAGAAGCTGCATATCACAGACTCTAGGTTATTCAATGGCAACTGGCTCTTTGCATTTGTACCCATCGGCGATAAAGAGAGGGTCTGGATGATGAGCAAGCTCAAAGATGATGATCATGAGAAAGAGCAGAGCAAAGAACCTACTGAGAAATCAATGATGTTCAAGATCTATAAGCTGAACAAACGCAAGCATCTTGTTGGCGGTGTCGTCTATGAGCCGGAGACCATAGATTCTCAAGGCGACTATACAGATGCAGAAGAGATTGAGAAGGCCATAGAGCGGTTCATGGAGAAGTACTCAAAAGACCCAAAGAGAATAAGGGTCAATCATAAAGGCCAGGCTTATTACTTCCCGATTATAGAATGCTTTCAGCCAGAGACTGACATCAAGAAAGGCGGTAAAACAGTCAAGGCAGGCAGTTGGTGGCTTATGGTTAAAGTTACCGATGATAATATCTGGCAGCTTGTAGAATCAGGCAAACTGACAGGCTTCTCTATGGGTGGAAGAGCAAGTGAAGCAAAACAACCTTGACAAAGTGGTTGTTTGCTTTGTATATTTTATAGTAGAAATGAGATTGAGAGATTGAAACTGATGAATAAGGAAACACCGCTTTCGCTATGCTCAGTGTTCAAGTCTTTCAATGCTCATTATGCCTGTGAATGCCTCATTTGAGACAAAGCAAGAGGGGATTCAAGCTCATACTTCAATAAGACGGGAGGTCTAAAAGACCATGCCACGTAAATTGGAAGACATCGATGTGGCAGAGATTTCGCTTGTGGATGATGCTGCCAATCGAAAAAAATTTTACATCATTAAACGGAGGCAACAAATGGAAGAATTCGTAAAACTTCTGAAATCTTTCATGGGTGAAGACGATGAAGAGTTCAAACTCTCTGAAGAGGATATTGCAAAGGCCGGAAAACTTGATGAGAAAGCAATCAAAGCTATCCAGGGCGCTTTGAATATCTTGAACAAATACAAAGACGTGTACCCAGCAGATGTGTTAAAAGCGATCAAAACGCTAACAAAATACGCATCATACGGCTACAGTTACCCTGCGGCCAAATCGGCTGATATCATTGAAGAGCTTACTGATGTTGAGAAAGCTGGACGCAAGCTCTCTAAAGCCACAATTGAGCAGCTCCGAAAAGCGCTTGAGATCATAGAAAGCTTAATCAAAGAGAAAGAAGATGATGTCACTAAGGGTGAGAAACTGCCACCCGAGGTAGTTAAGAGATTAGAAAAACTTGAGCAGCTGGAGAAAGCAGAGAAGGAGAGGATTGAGAAAGAGAAGGAGCAGAAAGAGAAAGAGCGGGAAGAGTTAATCAAGCAGTTGAAAGAGAGGGTAGAGAAGCTGGAGAAGATAAAGGGTGTCAAGAAAAGCATTGACAGCCAAGATGATGATGAAGACAAGAACAAAGGGGTAAAGTGGCCTTCACTCATTTCACAGGAGGATTAAACAATGAAAAGCACAAAAGATTTGCTTTCCCGGTTTAAAATTGGGAAAAGCTTCAACCTTATCTCTATGCCGACTATCTCTCTAACTGAAGAGGAGGCAGACAGGTTCATCGACTACATAGTTGATGAAAGCGTGATGAAGACCTATGCTCGGATTGAAAAGATGACTACACCTCAGAAGAACATCAGGGCGCTGGGCTTCGGCTCTGGACGGTTTCTCTATCCTGCTGACAAGTTCAATGAGAGCAAGTACAAGAAACAATGGGCTCAGAACAAGATACAGCTCAGCACAAAGAAAGCAAGAGGTGCTATAGCTGTCTTTGATGATGATCTTGAAGACATCCGTGCTCTTGCCAATGAAGATGATTACCTCGACCACTTGATGAAAATCGTTGCGAAAAAGATTGCTAATGAGCTTGAAGAAGCTTACTACATCGGTGATACTCATGGGCTGAACAGCTTTGCAGATGATGATATCCGCAGCATGTGGGACGGCTGGCGCTACATCATCAACCACAGTGCAAGCGGGCAGCAGTACTACAACTCAGTCACTGGCGGCGCTCATATCAAAGACGCCTGTCTCTGTGAGAGCGGCGCTTCCTGTCCAAGCGGCAAATCAGATCCTGATGCTGAGTTCAGTTTTCCTGGGCTGATTGCTGAGCAGGACCCGAACCCGCCCTACAATTGGGAGTTCAAGTACCACCGTATGCTGAAGAATATGCCGTCTAAATACAAAGCCAACAACGGACTTGCCAACATGGTATTCATGAACTCTGATCTAGTGACCCAAGACTATATCGAAGCATTGAGCCAGAGAGGAACGGCACTGGGAGACGCTATTTTCACAGGCAAAGCACTGACTGCTTATGGCAGAGTCCCTATCGTAGATGTGCCTCTGATGCCGACTAACCTCGGTCAAGATGGCGACGGTACTTACGGCTTAGTTGGTGGCGGTGAATACACTGATGTGCTGCTCACTCCGAAGGGTAATCTGATCATCGGTTTGCAGAGGGAAATCAAAATTGAGACCCAGAGAGTGCCTGCTGATGAAGCTACCTATGTGTTCTACTCAATCAGGAGCGATGTGACTATTGAGAATGTGAATGCTGTTGTGTTCTTGAGATGTCTTGAGCACAGATGCTAAAGATGAGAGCAAGAGTCACTAACCACAGCTATAGGAACGTATTCCCGACTTGCCTCGGCAATCTTTTCATTCCGAGAGGCAGAGAGATAGAGCTTTCGAACACTCAGGCAATCAAAGAGCTGAAAAACTTTCCCCAAGTAGAAATCAAGGTGCTGGAGAAAGAAGCGATGGTTCGCTACTCCGTCTACTCTATCAATGAACTGAGAAGCATTGCCGCAAGGGCGGGGATCAAGGGCTCTTTCTTCAAGTCAAAGAAAGAGTTAATCAAATTATTGGAGGAAAAAGATGGAATTTCCACATGCTAACATTGATGACAATGCCAAAGAGCTCTTCATCAGAGA